CACCGCCGGTGGCACGCGCGCAATCAGCAGTTTCTCCAGCACGACCGGCGCCAGATAGGCCAGCTTCAGTATGCGGCCGACATAGGCAGGCGTCACGCCCTCGGCTTCAGCGATGTCAGACATGGTGCCGACCGCGCCGCCCTCCAGCTTACGCCGCCAGCTCCACGCCTTGGCGATGGCCTTCAGCACATGCGGATCCACCCCGCCGGTGTCCGCCACCACGTCGGCCGGTGGCATGATCTTGGGGCGCCCGTTGCGCTTGCGTATGGTGAGCGGGATGAACACTGTCATTGATGCAGGGGCTTGGTTCATGCCGCCTTCTCCGTCGGGCGCGGCGCCAGCATGTCGCGGATTACGGACCCGAGCCCCTCGGTGCGCAGGTCGACCGTCAGGCCCTGCGGGCTGACTGTGACGCGGTTGATGAGGATGCGCGCGGTCCGGGCCTGCTCGGCCGGGAACAAAGATTCCCAGAGGTTGTCGAAGTTCGCCAGCGCGGGGAGGACGTCGCGTTCGTCAGCCTCAGGGTCCTTGGCTTTTGCGGATGCGACCGCCCGGGTCACGACCTCTGGGGAGCGCAGTAGTTCTCGGATGTGCTGGATGACCGCACCTTCGACCATTCCGGCGTTCAGCCGAACAAACCCATCGGTGCCTTCACCGGCGCGGTTTCTGATCGCGTCCATCGACGTGTAGTAGCGGTAATGGCGGCTGCCCTTCTTGGTGACCGTTGGCGTCATGGCGATGCCGCGATCCGTGAAGATCAGCCCCTTGAGCAGCGCCGGGGTCTGGGTGCGCGTCTTGGCCGCCCGCTGCCGGGGGCTCTCCTGCAAGATGGCATGCACCTGATCCCATAGCGGCTGGTCAATGATGGCCTTATGCTCGCCCGGGTAGCTGGTACCCTTGTGGACCGCCTCGCCGAGATAAACCCGGTTGCTCAGGGCCTTGTAGAGGAAGCCCTTGTCGATGGGCTTGCCCCGCTTGTTCAGCGCCCCTGCTGCGACCAGTTCCCGTGTCAGCAGCGTGGCCGACCCCAGCTCGACGAACCGCTCGAACATTCCGCGGATCGCGCGGGCTTCGGCATCGTTGATGATCAGCTTTCGGGCGATGACGTCGTAGCCCATCGGCACGAACCCGCCCATCCAGATGCCCTTGGCGCGGCTGGCGGCGATCTTGTCGCGGATGCGCTCGCCGGTGACCTCGCGCTCGAACTGGGCGAACGACAGCAGGATGTTGAGCGTCAGCCGCCCCATCGAAGTCGTGGTGTTGAACGACTGGGTGATGGAGATGAACGTCACCCCATGCTTGTCGAACACCTCCACCAGCCGCGAGAAGTCCATCAGGGACCGGGACAGGCGGTCGATCTTGTAGACCACGATCACATCGACCAGCCCGTCCTCAATATCGGCCAACAGCTTTTTCAGGCCCGGCCTTTCGAGATTGCCGCCCGAGAAGCCGCCGTCATCGTAGCGCTCGCGGACCGGGACCCAGCCCTCGGCCTTCTGACTGGTGATATAGGCCTCACAGGCCTCGCGCTGGGCGTCGAGGCTGTTGAACTCCATGTCCAACCCTTCCTCGCTGGATTTGCGGGTGTAGATGGCGCAGCGCAGGCGGCGCTTCGGTGCAGCATCTGTCATGCGGCTTCCTTCCGCTCACGCAGGCCGAAGAAGCGGTAGCCGTTCCAGCGGGTGCCAGTGATGTCGCGGGCAACCGCTGACAGCGACTTGTATCGCCGCCCCTGCCAGTCGAACCCATCTTTGAGCACGGTGATGACGTGCTCAGCGCCGTCCCATTCGCGCACCAGCCGTGTGCCGATGACCGGGTTGCGCGTGTCGCTGATCACGGACTTGCGGACCTTCTTACCCTCTACCTCGTCAGCCAAGGCATTGAGCAGCCGGGCCACCGGCTTGGAAGGGCCGCCCCAGGTTAGTTCCTGAATGCGGTAAGCGATCCGCTGTTCCAGGAACGGCCGGCTGTTGTTGGGCGCCTCGCTGCCGATCAGCGTCCGCCATTCAGCCTTCAGCTCGTTGACTGTCATGGTCTTCAAAGCCGCTAACCTGGCCAGTACCTGCGCATTGTCATTCATCTGCATCATAGTCCTCCATTCCGGGTCATTTCCCGGGGACGACTGACGCTCTTGGCGGGCAGGATTGCGAGTGAACTATCTCCCCAATCTGCAGATAAAGGACTGGACTGTTCGCGTAGGCGGAGCACGCCAGCGGCAAGGATGCGGCCCAACTCGGACAGCCGGGCTTCGGTTGTCATCTGACTGGGGCAAAGGCTATTTGGGGCGGAAGAAGAATTGCGCATGGAGACCGTTCGTCAAATGAGGAATTTCAACAGACGGTATGCGAACAAACTGCGAACTCAAGACTTCCCAAGGGGTTGACGTTGTATTGCAAAATGCAGCGTAAATGATCGAAACTGCCTCCGGACACTTAAGCCGTTCCAGATCATCGCGAGCGTAGCGCAACGCAATTTGATTCGGGCTTGCAGATCGTTATGGCGGCAAGGTCAGGCAGCATTGCCGGCAGTCCCGCGATCAGATTTCCCGAGCGAACCAGCGAATGCGGCCAATGATGTTCACCTCCTCGGCGGTGCGCTCGTAGGCTGAATAGGTCTTGTTGTCGGAGATGATGTTGACGATTGGCGGGTCGCTGTTGGGGATGTGCTCAAGGCGCTTTGCAACCAGGCCAAATCCATCATGCAGCACAAACACGCCTGGCGGCGTGGGAACCGCGCGGCCCATGTCGACCAGCACGATATCGCCGTCCTTCAAGGTGGGCTCCATGCTGTCGCCAATCACATGCATGATCCGCAGCTTCTTTGGGTCTGCACGCAGCCCATGGGTGATCCAGCTTTTCTGGAAGTGATATGGGCGGCCGTGGTCAGGTTCGATTTCCACTGTAACGCCGCCGCCCATGGCGGGTTTGATCGTTGCATATGGCACGGAGACATAGACATCGTCCGGACTGGCGATGATCGGTTCGCCGCCTTCGACGCCTCCGATGCCGTCACGCAGCCATTCCCGATCGACCTTGAGAACCTGCGCCAGACTGTCGAGTTTCTCGAGGTTAGGGTTGCCGGATCGGCCGCGCAGAATGTCGTAGACATAGGACCGGTTGACGCCGGCCTTTTGTGCAAGCTGCGGCGGGCTCAGGCTCAGCTGCCGCAATCTGGCCTTGAGGCGCTCTGCGATGGTCGTTTGCATGGGTCACATTTCCCTGTGGATATCGTGGATATAGTTGGAAACTATTGCCAACGTCAAACGGAAAGAACATAAGCAGAACATGGCGCAGAATCGGATGGTGGGGCAATGAAGCTGATCGAGAAGGAATATTACACGCTCCAGGAAGTCACCCACGCTTGGGAGATGCCGCGCCACGACGTTGCCTACCTTGCCGAGACCGGCCGCATGCGCCTGTCTGTCAGGGTCTGCCGGATGCATATCGAACGCGGCGAGATCGAGCCAGATCCCAATGGTGGCTGGCATTCCATTCCTGATGACCAGTCGCGCTATACTGGCCTGCTCGATATCACGGCGCAGGATGCCCAGCTGATCATGCGCAATGGAACCGCAGAAATTCATTCATTTCATGCGCCTGACGACCACTATTGCCACGTCATGGATCCGAGCGAGCCCGCCACCATCCACGAGGCTGACCTGCTCATCCGAGCAGAGGAGCGGGCCCGGTTGGAAAAGGTCGGGGGCAAGCCCGAGAAGGTGCATGCACCCGAGTTGTTCAGCAATGACATCAGCTATCAGCACGTCACCTGTAGTGGCCGGCGCTATCGCTTCGGCAAGATCCAGGCGCGCATCATCCGTCAGTTGCACCAGGCCAGCATGACCGCCCAGCCGTGGGCCAAAGGCAGTGAGTTGATCGAGAAATCTCAGTCGCGCTGCTACCGAATTGTGGACGTATTCAAGTCCCAGCCGCATTGGCGTGAGCTCATCGAGTCCGATGGGCGCGGTAGCTACAAGCTGGCCATCCCACCCCAATAATCACCCTTCAAAAGTCGAGCAATTCTGCCGCCGAATCACTGATTCGCGCGGTATTTTTGTGTCGGCGCCATCCCCCAGCCATCCCCCTGCTGCCCTGCGATATCCCACCCTCATCCCACAGGGGTGGGATGAATATACCCCTACGATTTTCCTATAATATCCCACCCTCAAGGTCACGCGGAACCGGAAATTCCACGCCAAAGCTTGTCCATCAACGCTGCAGATGGAGAAGTTAAATGCCAACACCGTTTCTACCTCAATACGAGCTGGCCAAGCGCTGGAGCCTGTCTCCGCGCACGCTTGAACGCTGGCGCTGGGCACGCCGCGGCCCCGCATTCGTCAAGCTGGGTGGCCGGGTCCTCTACCGGATGGAGGACGTCGAAGCCTTCGAAGCCGCTCAGGTCCGCCACAACACCGCCCGCGCTGACGCGCCGGCAGCGGCGTGAGGATGGCCCCGATGACCATCCCCAACCACATCAGCGTGGACGATTTCGTTCACATGGCCGTGGGCGAGACCGTAGCCCTGCCGGCCAAGGTGCTCGCTAATCTCCAGCAGGAGATCGAGGAGCGTCTGCGTTTCGCCAAGACGGCCAGCGACTGGCTCAATGGCGCGCTTGCCCTCAAATATGCCGATCGCGCCCGGCAGGCGCGCGGCGATGGCGGTAAGGATTTCGGTGCCGCGCGCTTCACTGACGGCGAGGTGACAATCGTCGCTGATCTCCCCAAAAAGGTCGACTGGGATCAGTTCGAGCTGGCCCAGCTGGTCGAGCGCATCAAGGCGGACGGCGAAGACCCCCGCGAATACATCGACGTCAGCTTCAAGGTCTCCGAGCGCAAGTTCGCCGCCTGGCCCGGCAATATTCGCAGTGTCTTCACTGCCGCCCGTACTGTGCGCAGCGGCTCTCCCAGCTTCAAGCTCAAGCTGGAGGGCGCGGTATGATGCTCCCGATCATCAGCGCCGATCAGCGGCTCGCAGAAAACCGCGGCATCAAAGGCGTGATCTTCGGCAAGTCCGGCATCGGCAAGACCAGTCTGCTCTGGACCCTTCCGGCGCCGACGACCCTGTTCTTCGACCTCGAGGCAGGCGACCTCGCCATCGAAGGCTGGGGTGGCGACACCGTCCGTCCTCGCACCTGGGAAGAGTGCCGCGACTTTGCCGTGTTCATCGGCGGGCCGAACCCGGCGCTGCGCGACGACCAGGTCTACAGCCAGGCACATTACAATGCCGTCTGCGCCCGGTTCGGCGATGCCGCAGCGATCGACCGCTATGAGACGATCTTCATCGACTCGATCACGGTTGCCGGTCGCCTGTGTTTCCAGTGGTGCAAGGGCCAGCCCGAGGCATTTTCCGACAAGACCGGCAAGCCCGACATGCGCGGCGCTTACGGCCTGCACGGCCGGGAAATGATCGCCTGGCTCACCCACCTTCAGCACACAAGGACGAAGAATGTCTGGTTTGTCGGCATTCTCG